TGTATAGACATAGTCCATATTCATTGGTAAATCAAATAACCAAGTACCTGTACCATCTATCAATTTTCCACCATTTGGTAATTTGGTTCTTTCTAAAATTGGCAACCCATTTGAATCTCGATATATTGTTTGACTAATCGCAATAATTTCACCAGGTCCTGTAATCATTTTACATAAATCACCCGTAACTTTTGGAACAGTACCATTACCTGATAATGCGGTTTTTTCAGTAGAACTCATTAAAGACCCCATAAAGATAGAGGTCGGTTGGATATCAATATTGGCTTCAGATGTTAAATCAAAATCACTTCGAGTAATTCCTATCTGACATAAATCAGGTTGTCCCCAGAATGGAGAAACCTCAATTGTCTTATTTAAAACAATAATTTGAGGTAGTTCGTTAAAGTTTGAAGAATTTTTAAATCTATTACCATCAAATTGTTCTTCAGTCGCAACACCCATTCTAACTAAATCCGCAGGTGCCAATGAAAAAGGCCCGATGTCTGATAAATCCACATTCATAACTAATGTTTGTGAACCTACAGGAACTCCGTATATCATATAATCACCACTATCATTTGTTGTAACGGTGTACTTATAATATTTTTCGTATAATTCAACTACTGTTTGATTTACTAAGGCGTCTTTTCTTGTTGGGAATGTTCCTGTTGGAACGTGTCCTGCGTAAGAAGGAATGTATGGAAGTATATTAAATTTAAAACCATCTTCGTTAGTATCTTCTAAGGTTTTAAAAGGATATAATGTAGAGATTACAGGATTATTTTCATCTTCAGTTTTTAAAGGAATGAAAACCGATACTTTAGCGTTAGGAATACCGTACCCATTATTAGCGAATATTCTACCAGCAATAACTCCATAGTCAGAGCACATTCTAAGATAAACATCGTCTTGTCTTATCTTTAAAGATAAAATTTCTAACTGTTCAAAATCTTGGTCTACCTGAACTAATAAATTTTGGTCTTTACCAGGGGTCGCCTTTATTCTATATGTTTTACCCATTAATATTTCTTCCTTTACTTCATAAATAGTTTATTGGTCGTTTTTCAAAATAAAAACCACATACACTATTTCAAATAGAAATAGGTATTATCATAAACATACACCTAAACTGAGGAAAATAAATTATTAACTAATAGATACTGTTTGGAAATTCTTAACCTTAACAGTAATATCTTTATTAGGGAACCTAACTTGGTAGATTTGATTAGGTAATGCAAATATTGTATTATCTACAGGACCTATTTGTTTTGTTGCAGGGTCTGAGTAAGCCATTGATGTTTCTGAAGAAGAGTATTGTCCACCAACTTTATTGAAAACTTTTAAATCTGTTAACGATAATACTCCGTTTTCAGATTGAATTATCCTATTAATTTCAGAAATGTTTACGTTTTGACCCAATTGTCTAATAGCAGGATTAAAATAATCACTTACTTTATTAATAATTGAACTGATAACCGCTCCTTGGTTTTGGCTAGCATCTAATACTACCGACACTTCTAACGACAAATCAATAACCTGTGCAGTTTCAACTGATATGTAGTCATTCAACATTCTATAGTTTGACAAATATTCCGCTAAGTTATTTAATAAAGTATTTGAAACTATTGAGGTTAAAGCTCCTGAAGTATCGTAGGATAATGTCTTAATTTTAATCTTATTATCTTCTTCAACAACCGCAACTTTTGCAGGCGCTCCAAATTGACCTGGCATTTTTCTAATTAATGCTTCATAATCACTAATTGTAACCGCTCTATTTTGTGCAGAAAAGTTAAACGATACATAGTTTCTAACTTCTTCTAATGAAGGTAAACCAGCACCACCAATTGCCGCAGTTACGTTTGTACAAGATAATGAATTAATTACCGATGTATTAGTACCCTCTGAAGGTCCGTTAACAAAAAATGAAACGGTTCCAATTTGGTTAATAACGTTAACTCCTAAATTAGTACCTAACCCTCCACCAACTCTATATTGAATAAACAATGTGGTGTTTGCTTTTAAAGTAGAACCTAATGAGAAATTATTCAGATAATTCTGTACACTTTGAGTGTTGATTCCCGTTCTTGAAAACTCTTTAAGTTGGTCGTCGGCCGATGTGTTTCCACCACCAAAAGTCATTTTTAAAAATCCTTCAGGTGTGAACTCAGTAATAAACCTATCATTAGTAGTGATGTACTTACCAACTTTAATACCTGGTCGGTCTGAAGGTTTTGTAGTGTCTTCAATAAAAACTCTGTCTTGGGCTAAAGCATCTACTTCATACCATTTACCCACATCACTTAAAAACTCTTGTGGCGTAGGAACATTGGCATAACTAGTACCATCTTTTTGTATTACGGCAGTAACCCCTAAGACGTTTTTCTCAGGTAAAAATAATTCTAAGAATGGTCTAACATCATTTGAAGTAATAACTTGTTTGAACACTTTAGTAATACCATTAACAACTAATTCACGTTTAGTTATTGTATAATTAATTAAATTGTTATTACCATCAAAATTAGGTATCTTTAATCTATTAGGGAATCCCTGAGCATTATATGGTGATGAAAAATCAATATCGTACACATTTTCAAATACTTGACCCGCCCCAATAACTTGACTACCTCTTCTTAAAATACCTTCGTATCTTTCATCATCTTTGTCACCATTCGCAGGTACTGTTATTGAGAAATCTACAAGAGACACTGAAGGTCTTTGTCCAGGTAATTTTAAACCGTAAGTTCTGGCAATGTTAAAAATTGAAGATTTTTGTTGTGCGGTTTGTAATACCGTTTCTTGGATACTTCTATCTATATGATAATGTAAGTTATCAGATACCGCAGCATTTAAATCTAAGAATGCAGAAAAGACTGATGCGTCATTGAAGTTATCAATTAAATCAGGGTAATAAGTTTTTACAAAGTTAATTAGTTCAGTCCTAATCGCTTGGAAATCTCTTACTGTATAGGATATTCTTTTTTCTGCCATATATTCATTAAATATTTAGAATCACAAAATCTTTAGAATTAAACACGTCATCAGTAACAACATATTCAATTTTAACTTTAGCGGTGTATTCTGCTGGGTTTAGTCCAGGTTGTGCGTATTCTCTATTATAAGCATCACCATTTGTTGTAACCACAAAATCAGTTTCTTCACTGGTCGCAGCTTTTATAGTAATATTAGTTATTTTTAATTGAGGTAAATACTTCTCACAAGATTCTCTAATCTCAGATTCAATATTATTAAACGTAGGGCTATCTAACGGTTCAAAAATATATTCATATAATCTAGTTCCAAAGTCAGGTAAAAAATATCTTGAACCTTTTCTAGTTAATAATAGATGTACCAAATCCGTTCTAATCTCATCATTAGATGTTTGAGTTAGTTTTAAATATTTTCCCTCTGTTGAAGAATTAAACGGAAACGCAATCCCATATGTTTTACCATCTGCCATATGTTATAAATATAGTGTCGTGATTATTTCTAATAAATAGTGTAAAATAAAAAATCCCGACAAGTTGTCGGGATTAATGTCGTGATTAAGATGAACATCCAAAACATTCAATCTCAATTCCTTCAGGTTTTGGTGGTAGATTCATATGACTATAATCTACTTTAGGAACCTCAACATTTTTCTTAGGTGATTCCATTTTTGAAATATCCATCGCTAAGTGTTTAGCTCCTGTAGAAATCGCCTTTGTTCTAACATAGTAACAAAGTGTTTTCAAACCTTTCTTCCAAGAGTGGAAGTGTGATGAAGAAATTTTTGATAATGTTGGATTTGACATATAGATATTCATTGATTGTGATTGGTCAATGAATGGTGCTCTATCAGCCGCCATATCAATAAGTTCTTTTTGAGAAATTTCCCAAATAGTTTTGTATTTTGGAATTAAATGTTCAATTCTCTTAACTTTTTTATTATAGTTTTTGTCCTCAGTGTCTAAGTAAGAATTAAAGTTGATTTTTTGAATTGACCCTTCATTAAAGATGATTTCATTCTTTAAGTCTTCACACCAAATACCAATCTTCTCAAAGTCGTTAATCAAATACTTGTTAACAATCATAATTTCACCACCAACAACTCGTCTGTTAAATAATGCTGAGTGAGCTGGTTCTGTCATTTCGAATGAACCTGTAATCTTAGCAGAAGATGCGACAGGCATTTGTGCCGTAAACAATGAGTTACATACCCCATACTTTTTAACATCGTTCTTTAATGACTCCCAATCAAACATACCAGATAAATCAGATTCAGTTAATCCCCACATATCAAATTGGAATTCACCTTTAGACATAGGAGAACCATTAAAGAATTTGTAAGGTTTTCTATTCTCAGTTTTACAAAGGTCGTTACTTTCAGTAATCGCTGCAAAATATATTGTTTCAAAAATTTGTTTATTAAGTGTTTTTGCCTCATCTGAAGTGAAGATATAATCCATTAAATAGAAAACATCCGCAAGTCCCTGAGTTCCAATAGCAATAGCTCTTTGTTCTAAACCACCTTTATGACCTTTATCTGTTGAGTAGTTGTTTTTATCAACAACATTATTCAACGCTCTAACCACTTTTCTAACCTCATTGTATAACAATTTAAAATCAAATTTACCGTCAACAATAAAATTCTTCAATACCATAGAAGATAGTGTACAAATAGCCGTAGTGTTCTCATCAGTATATTGGTAAATCTCATTACATAAGTTAGATTGTTTGATTACACCAATATTTTGGTGATTAGTTTTTCTGTTAGCATTATCTTTAGAACATAAGTAAGGTACTCCTGTTTCAACTTGAGATTCGATAATCTTATTCCAAATTGTTTGTGCAGATACTTTTTTACCTAATCCCATTTCAACTGCCTTTCTATAGTTTTCCTCATACTCTTCACCATAACATTCTTGTAAAGGTTTGATTCCTGCTTTAACAATATCATTAGGACAGAATAAGTACCAATCATCATTATTCTCAACCGCGTTCATAAAATTATCAGGAATCCACAAAGCGGTAAATAAGTCTCTTGCTCTTAATTCTTCAGCCCCTGTATTCTTTTTAATTTCTAATAAATCAATAATATCTTTGTGCCAAGGTTCTAAGTAAATCGCAGCACTACCAGGTCTACGTCCTTGTTGATTAAAGAATCTTAACCCTTCATTTACAATTTTTAGGTATTTTAATAATCCACCCGCAAATCCCCCTGAAGAATTTATACGACTTTCTTTACTTCGAATATTAGACATACATAAACCAATACCCGCAGCGTCAGATGAATACGTTGATATATCACTGAATGTTTTTAACAATCCGTTTCTTGAATCTGAATCATTATAGTGTAACACACAAGATGCTAATTGAGGAGTCTTAGTTCCTGAATTAATCATAATCGGAGTTGCAGGTGAGATAAGTTGGTTTGATAATGAATTGTAATATTCAACCGCCTCTTCAAAAGTATTTGTAACCCATAAAGCAACTCTCATATACATATGTTGAGGTCTTTCGATTACTCTACCTTGAGGTGTTTTTAACAAATACATTTCAATCAAAGACCTCCAAGCAAAATAATCAAAGTTATAATCGTTTTCGTGATTAATAACTGAATCAATATTACTAGGTCCATAAGATTCAACAATCTCCATTAATCTATCATTTATAACACCCTCACTATGTAATACGTGCATAGTTTCTGAAAAACTTGGAGATGTTTCTTTGTGATAAGAAGAAATTGCCACTGATGACGCCAATCTTGAGTAATCGTGATGACTACCAGTATACGCCGCAGCTATTTCATAAATAAGTTTGTCTAATTCTTTTGTCGTTATCAATCCTTCAGTAGGTACCGAAGTGATAACTTTAATAAAGATTTCGTCAGAATTTACGTTCAATCCTTTAGATGAACGTTTAATTCTTTGGTAAATCTTTTGTGGGTTAAAGGACGCGTCGTCCCCATTTCTCTTTTTTATTCTTAATGACATCATAGTTTTTTTTCTTTTTAATTAAAAATCATCAGTAAATGTTAATGACTCTCCCAATTTAGCTTTTTGGTATTCAACAGTTCTTGACTCAAAGAAATTACCTTTAGTCTCAACCGCAATTTGTTCCATAAACTTAAATGGTTGTTCTACATTAAATTCTTTACTACATCCCAATTTAACCAATAATCCATCAACAACAAACTCAAGATATTGTTTCATCAAATTAGAGTTCATTCCAATTAGTGAAACTGGTAATGATTCTGTGATAAATTCTTTTTCAATCTCAAGTGCTGATAATAAGATTTCTTTAATTCTTTTCTCACTTGGTTTGTTCTCTATATGATTATTCAATAAGTGTATCGCAAAATCACAATGTAAATTTTCATCTTTAAAAATAAGTGAATTAGCGTTACATAAACCTTGCATAATTCCTCTTGATTTTAACCAAAATATTGAACAGAATGAACCTGAGAAAAAGATACCTTCAACCGCTGCAAATGCTATTAGTCTTTCTTGGAAAGAAGCGTTTTCAATCCAATCCAAAGCCCATTTAGCCTTTTTCTGAACCGCAGGTAATCTATCAATCGCGTTGAAACATTCGTCCTTTTCTTCAGGATTTGAAACGTAAGTATCAATTAGGAGCGAATACATTAATGAATGGATATTTTCCATCATAAGTTGGAATCCATAAAAGAATTTAGCTTCAGGATATTGTACTTCCTTTAAAAAGTTTTCCGCAAGATTTTCATTTACAATACCGTCAGACGCCGCAAAAAATGACAATACATTTTTAATAAAATATTTTTCATTGTCTGAAAGATTTTCCCAGTCACGTATATCATTAGTTAAGTCTATTTCTTCAGCAGTCCAAAAAGCTGCTTGGTGTTGTTTGTAATATTCCCAAATATCATTGTATTGAATTGGGAAGATGACAAATCTATTCGGATTTTCTACCAAAATTTTTTCCATTGTTAATTAATTTTTTTTTTAAGATTGTTTTTGTTGTTGTTCTCTTTGCTTCCTTTTTTCCAAAAGTTCTTTAACTCTATCTCTTTTTTGTTCTTCTTTCTGTTCCTCAAACCCTAAGAAAGTTACAGAACTTTCAGTGTCGATTTCAAGTAGTTCATTATCAAACTTACAGTTTTCAAATACCACACCATCAGAACCAATACGAGATTTAGTTATCGCAATAGTAGCCAGTTTCATTTCTTTTTGTTGTAAAGTTTTAGCCACGGAAATGATAACGTGTCCAACTTGTGCTTTTTTAATAGAACCACCCATCTGGTCGGTGGTAACCACTTCTGATGAAATTGATGAACGGTTACCTTGAGTTGCGGTCCATCCAACTATATCCAACTCGTGGCACATAGCTTCAAAACCTCTCATAACTGAACCTTCACTTTTCCATTCATCACCAAGATTTTTGTCAGGTACTACACAATCAATATAATCCAATAGAATCATATCAATTTTGTTTCCTTCAGCAATCATTTTTCTAACTTGGTTTTTAATTTGCATCATAGTTAGTGTGTCTGAAGGTAATTTTTTAAGGACTAACTTATTTGTCATAGTTTCCTTAATATCGGTAATTTTATTCATTACCTCTTCTTTCTTGTTTGCCAAATCATCAGGGGCAATTCCTGTCCAAAGAGTAAAATGTTTTCT